TAGTAGTGCATTGGGTAATAAATTAAATATAAGCACATATCAAACTTATACTGGTACAACAGCACCCGGACAATTTGCAAGTAAATCTTTTGTAAGCACATATACTGGTACAACAGCACCCGGACAATTTGCAAGTAAGAGTTTCTTAAGTACTTATACCGGAACAACTGTTCCAAATACATATGAAACAATAAGTAAATTTAATGCTTATACTGGTGCAACAAAAACAATTCTTGACGGAAAAGCATTCTTAAGTGGTGCAACATTTACAGGTACTCTTCGTGCAGTTAATCCAGCACAGAATGATAAAAACACTTGTGTTGCAACTACTTGTTGGTATTACTGTCAATGTGGTACTGCAACTCCAAACATGGATAGTGGTAGCGGTACTGTTGGTACAAGTGGATTATGGACACATAGCGACCACGTTCACCCAAGTGATACAAGTAGATTATCTACAGGTGCATTTAGTACATATACTGGAACTACAGCACCCGGACAGTTCGCAAGTAAAAGTTTCTTAAGTACTTATACTGGTACAACTGCACCCGGACAATTTGCAAGTAAATCATTCTTAAGCACATATACAGGTACTACAGCACCGGGACAATTTGCTCCAATTAGTGTTGTTACTACAAAAGCATATTTAAGTGGTGCAACATTTACGGGTAAAGTATGTGTTTGCACTCCCGCAGTAAATGATAATACAAATTGTGCAATAAACTCAGCATGGTATATTGGTCAATGTGCATCTGCAACTCCTTCAATGGATAGTGGTAGTGGTACTGTTGGTACATCAACATGTTGGTCACATAGTGACCATACACACCCAAGTGATACAAGTAGACTAAGTACGGGCACATTCAGTACATATACAGGAACTACTGCTCCTGCAGCTTTTGCTTCAAAATCATTCTTGTCAACCTATACGGGTACAACTGCTCCTGCTGCATTTGCAAGTAAGAGTTTCTTAAGTACATATACCGGAACAACCGTTCCAAATACATATGCTACAATTGCTTTGGTTAATTTAAAGGCATATTTAAGCGGTGCAACATTTACGGGTAACGTAATAGGTATTACTCGTGCAGTTAACGATAATAGTACTTCTTTTGCAACAACAGCATGGTACTTTGGTCAATGCGGAAGTGCAACACCAGCAATGGATGGTAGTGCTAATGCGGGTAGTTCAAGTTGTTGGTCAAAATCAGACCACATACACCCAAGTGATACAAGTAGATTATCTACAGGTGGTGGTACATTAAGCGGTACATTAAAAGGCACTATCTTTAGTGGTAGTACATGTGTTACAGCACCAATAACTTGCGGTAGTTCATGTGTCGTAACACCAATAGTATTGGCAAGCACATATGTTTGTTCACCAATAATTACGGGTAGTACAAAAGTTTGCTCACCAATTGTTTGTGGTACTTCATGTGTAAGTTCTCCGGTTATCTTAGGTAGTACAAGTATTTGTTCTCCAATAATTAGTGGTAGTACTAAAGTTTGTTCACCAATTGTTTGTGGTACATCTTGTGTACAGTCAGCATTATTGTGTTCAACAGGGGCAGTGAAAGGAACTATCTTAACTGGTAGTACTTGTGTTTGTTCACCAACAATTTGTGCAACATCATCAGCAATTGCTCCTACTCCTGCAGCAAATAACAACAGTACTTGTGTTGCAACAACAGCATGGTACTTTGGTCAGTGTGGTGTAGTAACACCATCAATGGATGGTAATGCAACCGCTGGTACATCAGCATTGTGGGCACATAGTGACCACGTACACCCAAGAGATACTTCAAAATTAAGTCTTAGTGGTGGTACAATGACTGGTACTTTAAAAGGTACGATTTTCAGTGGAAGTACTTGTGCAACAGCACCAGTTATATATGGTAGCACATGCGTTTGTGGTCCAGTTATCTTAGGTAGTACAAGCATTTGTTCGCCAATCATAACAGGTAGTACAAGAGTTTGTTCACCGATTGTTTGTGGTACATCTTGTGTACAATCACCAATAGTTTGCGCAACAACATGCTTTGTTGAAAATGGTTCAGCACTTTCTGCTAAATATTATCCATTCAATCAAACTATTACTGGTAGAACAACAACAACTACGGTAGATGCAAGTTATGCAAATAAAATAATTGAAGCAAATGGTACATTTACAATTACCTTCCCTAATGGTATGGCAACAGGAATGATGGTAGATGTTATTAATGTCGGTACAACTCCAATTACTTTGGCAGCAAGTACAACAATAAATTCAAAGGGTGGTAATTTAATTTTAAGAACTCAATGGGCAGGAGCAAGTGTATATCACAGAGGTTCTAACGTTTGGGTTGCAGTTGGTGACTTAGTACCATAATTTATACTGATATGAGTCAATTTTTCGGTACAATACAGCAACATACAACTACCACATGTACTTATACTACTGTTGGTACAGCCACGCTTACATTACCATCTGGTGTACTGCAATTATGCTATTTAGTTGTTGCAGGTGGTGGTGGTGGTGGATATAGAAGTAATACTAATCCATCTGCTGGTGGTGGCGGTGGTGCAGGTGGTATGTGTACTGGTATTACTTGGACTCCTGTTGGCGGTTCATATACAATAACAGTTGGTGGTGGTGGTACAGGTGGTGGTGCAACTCCAACCAATGGTGCAGTTTCATGTATAAATGGTACTTCACTTGCTGTTTGTACAACAGGTGGTGGACGTGGCTCAAGCACTGGCGGTGCTGCAAATATTGGTGGTAGTGGTGGTGGTGGTGGAACGGCAACTGCTACTGGTGCTGCAGGAACTGCGGGTCAAGGTTGCGCTGGTGGTAATTTTGTAACTGCAGGTTCAGGCGGTGGTGGTGGTGCAGGTGGTAATGGTACTAATGGTACTGCAAGTGCTTGTGGAGTTGGTGGTGTGGGTTTATCATCAAGTATAAGTGGTGCTAATGTTACATATGCTCACGGTGGTGATGGTGCTTTTAATGTTAATAAAGTAGGTGCTGCAGGTGCAGCCAATACTGGTAATGGTGGTGGTGGTGCAGGTAGAACATCGGGCACACAAAATGGTGGCGCAGGTGGTTCAGGAATTGTAATTGTGAAATTTGAATATTAATTGTATTTATATTAAAGAATAATTATGAATTACAGCACATTTGATCTTAATAATTTTTTTATAAAGAAGGATAGCACACTTCCTGACTTAACATATCCCTTAACTCAGCATACTATGGAGCAATATAATGTTACTCCTGACATGCTTAATAACGTAGCAGTAACTTTCTCTATGATGGATGCCGATACAGGTTTATTGCGAATAGCAAACGTGCCTGCCAATCTTGTGATCAATAGAAACAGACCTGGATTTCCTGATGAAATAGAATATACCCTTATGTATAAATTTAAATTGCCACAAACATCAAAATCAGGTCGGTATTATGGCGAATTTACCGTAGATTTTTTAGGACCTACTAACTGCGGAAAAATTAAATTACCTGTTGATAATCAAATTAATATAATTATTTCTGACACTCAGACAAAAACAACTGTAGTATAATCCTTGACAGTTATAAATTTTTTATTATCTTTGCATGATATATTAGGATCATTATGCAAGAACAGCCGATTTTTACAGTGCACTGTGAGCGAATCTCAAGAAGATTAGTATATTATCTTAGATTCCAAATAAACGATCAACTCATAGAACGTCTCAAATCATTACCTGAAGAGACCCGTAAATGGAATCCTGGCATGATGGTATGGGAAGTCAGTACACCTTCATTACTTGCTCTTATCAAGAAATACAAGGGTTCAAATAAAATTCGCTTTGACTTTGGCAGTGAAGATAGTCGTAAAATATTCATACAGCAAATTAAGAAAATTGAAATTGCCGAAGAAGAAAAACGCAAATTTATTGCCGATCTTAACATCAAAAAAGAGCATTGGGTAAAATATAAACAAGAATTAGAACTAGATTATGTTAAATACTCGGATCAATGTCATGCTTTACTGAATGAAGGAATCAAACTATATCCACACCAGATTGTTGCAGCAATGTTTATGAATGTTACCCGTAATACGCTGATTTCTCACGACATGGGACTCGGTAAAACACTTTCAAGTATTCTTTATGTTGAAATGAATGGCTTTGGAAAAATTATTGTAATTACTCCTAACTCATTAAAATTTAATTATTTTAATGAAATTCAGAAGTTCACAAAAAGTACTGCATATATTGTAAATTGGAGAAAAAATAAGTGTGGTCTTGCGGATTCCAAATATATAATATTAAATTATGATTTTTTTAATTCGGGTAGTAAGGAAAAATTTCAAACAAAATGGGATAAATTAAATGTTGGTAAAATTGACTGTGTTATTTGTGATGAATCGGTAAAAATTAAAAATACTAAAAGCAACACCTATAAAAACTTCAAATCAACATTTAGAAAAAATATATTTAAAGATGAAAAGATTAGTAAAATTTTTCTTTCTGGAATTCCTTGCCCCAATTCAAGTCAAGAACTCTATAGTGTTATGAATCAAATATCTCCAACTGATTTTGCAACCAAGAAATATTTTCTAGAATATTTTTGTGGATTAATCTACGATTATAATAGTGGGTGGGGTTATATAAAAGATACTGGTGAGGCTAAACTTGAAGAACTTTATCATAAAATAGAACCGTTTGCGCATCGAAAAAGGAAATTTGAAGTATTAAATCTTCCTGAAATAACATATCAAAGAGTAATGTTGGATATGGAAGATAAAGAATATGAAACATACGAAAAAATAGAAAAGGGTGTTTTTAATGAATTTGTAGAACATCCAACACATAATCCACTTACTATTATGATTCGTCTTCGTCAGTATTTGGCATCATTAAAAATTAAACATGTATTAGAATTGATTGATACTATATTAGAAACAGGAGAAAAGGTCGTAATTGTGGATTTTTTTAAAGACAGTTTATACCAATTAAAAGAAAAACTTGGTAATGTCGGTGGTCTTCACACAGGTGACCAAACTCCTGAAGAACGTGCTGAAATAGTAAAGCAATTTCAAGACCCCAATAGTGAAATGAAAGTTTTTATTGGCAGTATACAAACTGCTAATTTTGGATTAACCCTTACAGCAGCATCAAAAATGTTTATTATGACATTACCATACTCTGTTGGTGATTATGAACAACTTGCGAGTCGTATACATCGAATCTCGCAACGAAATCCCGTAAATATTTATCCGTTAATATATGAAGATACAGTAGATAGCCATGTATTTTCTGCTATTGAAAACAAACGAAAGGAAATTGTTAAAGTACTTGATAATGAAGATTATAAATCAAACGTTGAAGAATCTGTACTTGGTGAAGTAATTGAAAAAATTAAAGAAAAATATAAAAAAAGATAAACCATCAAATGGCAACAATATATCGTTGGAACAAGAATCCCTTTAGAGATTTTCTATTGCAGTCATTAATATATAATATTGATATTTCCGATAAAAATCTGAAAGGAGATATTAACAATACCTTTAATTATATTTTAGAAAATATTTTGGAAAATGAAGAAGATGCTGTATATTTGGATTTTAATATTACCAAGAAAGGTAATTATTTTAAATTAACGGGGAAAAATGCAGTTTCTGCACTTTGGTTTTCAGGCATATTGCCAAAAAATGCCTCAGAAATGTTTAAGCATGACACATTTATTTTTGGCAACAGAGAATATTCATATAATAAAAAAACGAAGAAATTGACATACGAAACAATTAAGAATTAAATGGGTAAAAAAATTAATTTATTTTATATTTTAGAGTATTTATATGTAGTAACAAAGTATTAACAATATGAAAAGAGAAAAAATTTTTATTGAAACACTCACAATTAGAATATCAGATGCGTTAAACAAAAGATATAAAAGATATTGTGACGAAAATGGTTTATCTTTATCAAAAAGATTAAGATATTTAATTGAAAAGGACATTAATGGGAAAATTGAAATTAAAAAATGATATTAGATAAAAACATTAAACAAATATGGCGTAATGATAATAAGAAATATTATCTTAATAGGGGTTATATTTTTACTAAAACCTATGATATTTTTTTTGTTAAAATCAATGATTTATCCAAGGGAAGCAATTGTTTAATTTCCGTAGTTTGTGATGTGTGTGGAAAAGAGAAGAAATTAAGTTATAAAGCATACAATTATAATATCAAAAGAGGTGATTATTATTGTTGTTCCGAAAAATGTTCAATGGATAAAAAACGTAAGAATAATTTAAAAAAATATGGTATCGAATATCCGCAAAAACTTAATCATGTTAAGGAAAAAATGAAATCTACCAATATGAAAAAATATGGTAGTGAGTCTCCAATAGGAAATGATAGTGTAAAAAATAAAACTGAACAAACTAATTTAAAAAGACACGGTGTTAAATATCCTATGCAAAATAAAGGAATTTTAAAAAAAATGTTAAATACTGTGATTCAAAATTATGGGGAAGTTTGGTTGAAACACGTGCCATCATACAATCTCAATTCAATTATATATTTAGATATAATTTCTCAAAAAATTAATTTATTTATTCAACATGCATTAAATGGGGGTGAAAAAAAATTTATTAGATATTGGGTTGATGGGTATATTGAGCAGTATAATATTGTTCTTGAGTGGGATGAACAACAGCATGAAACTAAAAGAAACATAGAAAGAGATATTAAAAGAGAAAAATTTTTAAAAGAAAATTTTCAGTGTTATATTATAAGAATAAATGAAAGAGAGTTTTTATTAGATGTTAATAATCAAATTAATGGTGTTATAAATAAAATAAATAATATTATAAAAAATGGATAAATTAAAAGTACTAACAGAAATAAAAGGTTTTCTCGATGGATATAATGGCTTGAAATATTTGGTTAACGTAGAAACTGACTCCAATAATAATATTGCCGAATGCATTCTACATGAACCAGGGCATGATATTGAATTCAAGAAAATAAAATATACTCCATTCATGTACATGAAGGATTTGGAACAATTCAAATTAAAATTATATGCGCATTTTCCTGAAATTTACGAAAGTAAAATGATACAATATGGTATCACTATTACTAAACTTAAAACGGGTAATCATAAAAGACTAAAGAATGGTTATTGCTTTAAATTAACAAGCAGTAAATCATATAATGCTATTATTAATTTTTTAAAGGATGGTAGAATATATCCTTATGAAAAATTAAAGGATGATGATGGCAATGAAATTAAGGATGCTAAAGGTGAGTCAATATATTTATACAGGGATATGTTCTATGCTCCGAGAACTACAGAACAGTTCTTTATTTCAACACAAACAAGATTATTTAAGGGCATCGAAGAATATAAAAATGTACATAAGGTAACATTTGATATAGAAACCACTGGTTTGCGTTATCAAATAGCAAGGGTGTTTGCAATTGGTGTCAGGGATAACAGAGGCTTCGAAGTAATATTGGAAGCAGAAAAACTTAATGATGATGATGCAGAAATTAAATTAATTCAGGATTTCTTTAATCTTATTGCAAGTAAACGACCTGCAGTTATTTGTGGATACAACTCTGAAGATTTTGACTTTGAATTCATTTTAGGTCGTGCCAAAATACTTAAAATGGACCTTACACAACTTCCTACTGGTTTAAAAGAAGGTATTCAATTAAAAAGAAAACCTAATAGTTCTGTAAAATACGGTAATACTGCAGATAAATTTACTGCAACAGAAATGTGGGGATATTCAATTATTGATATTCTACATGCGTCAAAACGTACTGCGGCAGTTAATACAGAAATAAAGGAAACGAAATTAAAATATATTGCAAAGCATGAGAAAATAGCGAAACCTAATCGAACATACATTCAAGGCGAAGATAATTTTATTGGTAGATATTATAGCGAAAATAAAATGTTTGTTATTGATGAAAATAATAATTACATGCAAGTTCCAGAAGAGTATCAGGTAGTTACAAGAGAATTATATGTGTTGCAAACCAATAAGAAAAAAATGAATGATAAGCAATACAAAGATTTTAAGAAAACATACTTAGATGAATGTCCGGCTTTCATCGATTGGTTTAAGGAAGTAGCAGCACCGAAGAAAATGAATTCTTTTATTAGTGGTAAAAATCTTGTAAAGCAATATCTTCTCGATGACCTTTGGGAAACTGAACAAGTAGATGAACTTTATAATCAATCATCATTCATGTTAGCAAAGATAGTACCTACGACATATCAGAGGATTTGTACGATGGGTACTGCTGCAATATGGAACTTACTACTTACCGCATGGAGTTATGAGAATGATCTGGCTGTTCCACATTGTGATGTTAAAGAAGATTTTTCAGGTGGGTTAGCAAGGTGTTATAAGATAGGATATAGTACAAGATTAGTTAAAATCGATTATGGCTCACTTTATCCTATGTTACAATTGACTTGGGACATCTTTCCAATGTTCGACATTACAGGTGTTATAAAGAAAATGTTACTTTATCTCACCACAACCCGTAATATTTATAAAAGACTTGCAAATAATGATAAATTAAACGCAGAAGAACTTGCATTATTAAAAGAAATTGATCACGATGCATACAGGAAGTTATTAGAGAACAAAATAACTGATGCTGATAGAGCAATGTTCAAGATTAAACAGTTGCCTATCAAGATTTTAAACAACTCACTTTTCGGTGCTTTAGGTTCTGATATATCATTCAATTGGTCTGATAATAATTGTGCCGCACGTATTACTTGTTGTGGTCGTTTGGAACTCAGACATGCAATAACTTGGTTTAGGAAATATGGTTGTATTGCATTGCTTGCTGTTACTGATGGTATAAACTTTCAGATTCCTGATAGAACAAATATTTATGTAAATGATTCTGGTGAAGGTAAGGGAATTGTAGGTAATTTAGGTTATGACGGACCGATTGAAGAAATGTGGAAGTATGGTGATAAGACAGGTATTGCAGCACTTATTGAAAAATTTAATAAAGAAGAAATGCGACCACCTTACATGAGTGTTGATAATGACGGTGAATTTATTAGTTGTTTGAACCTTTCACGTATTAATTACGCTACACTTGCACTTGTAAAAGACAAAAAGTCTGGCGAAATGAAAGAGAAGATCAAACTTACTGGTAATACTATTAAGTCCAAAGTAATGCCTGAGTACATTGAAGAATTTATTGACAAAGGATTTGAATTGATTCTCCACGGTAAAGGCAAGGAATTCATTGATTATTATTATGATTATGTTGACAATTTACGTTTCTGTCAGATTCCCCTGAAGAAAATCGCAAGTAAAAGTAAGGTGAAAATTACAATAAGTGCTTACAATAAAAGAGGTAAAAATAAAAATGGTCAGGATAAAGGCAAGCAAGCACATATGGAGTTGTTGATTGAAAAGCGTGAAAACATTGCAAGACAATTATTTGAGCAACATAAACACGAATTCAATTTGGAAAAGGTCAAGGACTTGGATGATGTTAATATGATGATGAAATTAGTTGCTAATTACATGCCACCTGAACCTGAATTAGATTCGGTTGTATATCATGTTAATACTGGTTACATGGTGTCACATGGTGGAACAAAGCAGATCGAAGACAAAGAAACCAAAAAAATGAGATATGCTGCCGAATTAATTGATAATAACAACTTGCTTGAAAATCCCGATATGAAAGGTAAATATAATGTTGCCAAATATTTGGATGCGTTCAACAGTAGAGTTACTTCACTATTAGTTGGTTTTGATGATGAAGTTGCCAACACTGTGCTCTCAAAGATAGTAAAGAAAAAAGTTAAGGACGAACTTGGCAATACTAAAGTAGTTGAAGAAGTAACTAAACAAAGTTATAATCCGGATAAATTAATACTTAAGAGTTTCGATAGCGATATTTATGAGGAATCAATGTTCTTAGAGCCAAAAGAAGTTAAGTTTTGGAATAAGACAGGTTATGATCCAAGGTTAGTATGGAATGGTTTCAGTATGCATGAAGACGATAAAGTGTATTATGAAATATACGAAGGT